AAGCTGAATATGAATCACCCAACACGTCAGATCTGATATCGGAGCCTGTGGCAGAGTTTGATCCTAACAACGATTTTTTTGGATAACGCATGTCAGAAAATATACAACGCAGTAGAGGTCGTCCGCAAAACTACAAGTTTGATCGCGGCGGAATGCCTGCTGAAATGGGCCCGTTTATTGGCACAGTGGTCAACAATATAGATCTCACCCGGCAAGGACGGTTACAGGTTTGGATTGCACAGTTTGGCGCAGATACCAAGACCGGTACTCCAGATTACAAAGACCCCACGTTGTGGCGCACGGTCAGTTATTGTCCACCATTCTATGGCGCAACGCCACAACTGGGCACCAGTTCCGGAGCAGGCACATATCCCGGCAATCGCAACAGCTACGGCATGTGGTTTACGCCACCGGATCTGGGCACACGAGTGCTGTGTTTCTTTGTGGCCGGTGATCCTGGCCAGGGATTCTATGTGGGCTGTATACCAGAAGACGGCATCAATCACATGATACCTGCCATAGGATCCAGCACCAGATACGTGCCAGGTAATGCAACGCAACAGGAAGCATTTGTGGCATCACCACTGTTGCCAGTCACGGAAATTAATACAGAAAACAAAGGCATCAACAACAATCCCAGATTCTTTGACGCACCAAAACCGGTGCAGAGTGTGGTGGCAGGCATACTGTTCCAGCAGGGTCTAAATCGAGATCCTATTCGTGGTCCCATACGCACCAACAGTCAGCGCGAAAGCCCCAGTTCATGTTATGGAATTTCCACACCTGGCAAGGCCATATATCAAGGCGGCCTTGATCCCAAGACCATAACTACAAAACTGGAAAAAAATGAACTGCGGCCCGAGGACATAGTAGTTATAGGCCGGCAAGGCGGACACACCTTGGTCATGGACGACGGAGATTTAGCCGGTACAGACACGTTGGTGCGCATTCGCACAGCCAAAGGCCATCAGATTACCATGAGCGATGACGGAGATTGTTTCTATATTACTCATGCCAACGGACAAACATGGATTGAATTGGGCAAGGCCGGCACAGTGGATGTGTTCAGCACAAACAGTGTCAATATACGTACCCAGGGCGACATCAACCTACATGCAGATCGTAATATCAACATGTATGCTGGCGGCAGTATCAAGGCCAAAGCTTTGGAAAATCTCAAACTAGAAGGTGACGCCGGCATGACCATGTATTCGGAACAAGGCATCACTCTGTACGGCAAGACCAAGATTGGCATACGCAGCGACGGTTCATGTGCGCTCAAAGGAAAGACCAGCAGTTGGGACGGAGGGGCTAGTCTAAATTTAAAAGGCGCAGTAATAAATCTCAACGGAGCCCGAACCTTACCAGTGAGTGCTGTGCCAAGCATGGCCGGTGTTAGACTTGCTGACACACAGTTTGTGGCAGGTCAGGGCTGGCTGGTACAACCAGGAACCTTGTCCACCATAGTCACAAGAGCACCAACTCATGAACCCTGGCCTTATCACAATCGCGGCGTGAATGTGGCAACCAATCTCAACGCCACATCAGCAGCAACTACACCCGGTCCACAATCAGCAGCAGGTGCCGCCTTTGCCAGAACTACAGCTGCACCTGTTCAACAACCCATAGACGCAGAAAACTTTGTGTCAGAAAAACCGGCTATACAGTCTGTGCCACCCAATCGAGATTGAATGTGCTAACACGAGAACAAGTCACTGCTCTTACCGCACAGGCTGCAAATGCAGCTACATATGCTTTTTTGGATGGCGCAGGTCAACCCTTGCCGGACTGGTTTACTAACGACGACGGAGTACCGGTTTATCTGGGTCCAGACGTGGCCACACGTGGGGTAGGGGTTTATGGACAGACAGCGGACAATTTGGTTCTGACAGAACTGTTAAAACCAGCCAGTCTACAACTGATTACTGAACCTGCCATGACCATCACAGTGTTGAACACGTCGGCTTGTTGGACTGGATTGTTTGATATTAACAACCTGGCAGATTATCTCAATGCACCAGGCATACAAAATCTAGCACAGATAGCCTTGTTGAACGGCGCATATCAAGGACTCATCCGTGCCGGAGTTCTAACCGGATCTGAAACTGCCAGGTATCAAGCCACCTTTGTGCAACCGGCTGTGCGCTACGGTGTAGATGCGGTGGTAGCCTGGACACAAGGCACAGTGTCTCCAGATCTAGCGGCTCAAATACAAATCACAGCTCGACAAGCGCAGTTTGCTATAGACTTTGTAGAACGTTTTAGTCCTGTCCTTAATGTAGCTCCAGAACTGGGTGCGTTTGACAACACCGTTTTCCGCGAGGAGCTTGATGCCACTGTTACAGCCATCATTGGCAACGAAAAAATTCCTGCCATACAGTATGCAGATGCGCCAGTTTTAGCGCCAGACTTGCCTATACGTCGACCCAACGTGCGTATACCACAGCCCACTGATGAAGACGGCACATTGCGCCTTGCACCTGGTACAACTCGAGGTTAAATAAACTATCATGCCTACATTTATAGGATTTAACACACAGAATCAATTCAAAAAGTTTACTCTGTTGGATCAAGAACTGGTCAAACGAGATCTCTTAAACGGTCTGAACATTAGACAAGGTCAGTTGCCAGGACGTCCACAATATGGCACGGCCCTGTGGGATAATTTGTTTGAAAATCAAACCAACGAAACCACACAGAGCATACAGCGAGAAATTCAACGTGTGGCCGGGTATGACCCGCGCATACAGATCACAGATGTTGAAGTGTTCCCACAAGAAAACGGCATCCTAATTCAAGTTCAGTTGGCCATAGTGCCCAGTTCTGATGCAGAAAGGCTCAGCATATTTTTTGATCAGCAACAACGTCGAGCCAGTTACGTATAACTGGGCCGTTTTTTCTGCCCATAAATACTCTAACACAGGATTATCATGGCCAAAACCACAAGACAAACAGCAATATTCGGCGTAGAAGATTGGCGCAGAATATATCAGACCTATCGAGAAGCTAATTTCCAAAGCTATGATTTTGAGACCTTGCGCAAGAGTTTTGTGGACTATCTGCGCCTGTACTATCCAGAAACATTTAATGACTACATAGAAAGTTCAGAGTTTATAGCTTTGCTAGATGTCATGGCCTTTATGGGTCAGGCACTAGCGTTTCGAACCGATCTCAACACCAGAGAAAATTACATTGACTCGGCTGAACGACGAGATTCGGTGGTTCGTCTGGCCAATTTGGTTTCCTACACACCCAAGCGCAACATAGCGTCCAGCGGATATCTCAAAGTTTTTAGTGTGCAAACCACAGAAAATGTCACTGACATCAATGGCATAGACTTGGCCAACGTGACTGTCAACTGGGCAGATCCTACCAATGCCAGCTGGCAGGAACAGTTTACAGCCATTATCAATGCCGCACTGACTGACAGCCAGCGTGTGGGTGTTCCAGGCGCCAGGACCTCTATACTGGGCATTGACACTCAGGAATACAGCATTAATCTGGTACCGGGCTTCTTGCCTGTGGTACCCTACACCGCCACAGTGGATGGCATCAACATGCCATTTGAAGCAGTCACAGCCACCACCCAAGGCAAATCCTTTGTGTATGAACCTAGTCCCAGACCCAATGGAGTTTTTAATGTGTTGTTCCGAAATGATCAACTGGGTTTTAGTTCAGCCAACACTGGATATTTTTTCCTGTTCAAACAAGGTGTGTTGCAAAATCAAGATTTTAATCTAGCCGATCGCGTGAGTAATCGAGTTGTTGATATCAATATTGAAGGAGTCAACAACGAAGACCGCTGGCTATATCAGTTGGACAATGTGGGCAGCATTGCCAGCGAATGGCAATATGTGCCCAGTGTATACGGAGCAGCTGCCGAACAAACTGCACCAGGTGTGCGACGTTTGTTCAGCACCACAAGTCGCACCAACGATCAGATCACCCTAGATTTTGGTGATGGTGTGTTTAGCGCCATACCAGTGGGACAGTTTCGCGCCTATGTGAGAGCCAGTAACGGTCTACAATACATAATCAACCCAGAAGAAATGCAAAGCGTGGTCATACCCATCAGTTATGTAAGCCGCACTGGCCAGTTGGAAACTGTGTCATTTACTTGTGGCATTACCCTACCAGTGTCAAATGCACAACCCAGAGAGACCATAGATGAAATCAAAGCTCGTGCGCCAGCCCGCTATTATTCGCAGAATCGCATGGTCAATGGTGAGGACTACAATAATTTTCCTTTTACGGCCTACAACAGCATACTCAAAAGCAAGGCACTAAATCGTGCTTCCATTGGAACCAGTCGCTACCTGGATCTGGTGGACAACACCGGCAAGTATTCCAGCACCAACACCTTTAGCTCAGACGGTGCGCTGTACGAAAACTACAGCCTGCCCAGTTTTCAATTTGCGCCGCTGACCAACAATGAAATTGATGAAGTCATTGTGAATCAAATACAACCCCTACTGGCCTTGAGCCAGATGCAACAGTTTTACTATGCCAAGTACACCCGACCCAGTCTAACCGGTCTTAACATCAGTTGGAACCTCAGCACCAGCCAAGCCAACACTACCACTGGCTATTTCAAAAACAGTCTGGACAATCCGGTCAGCATAGGCAGTTTCAGCTCCGACAACACTAGATTTATAACTGTAGGCAGCCTTGTTAAATTTGAACCACCCGCTGGATATTATTTTGACGCTAACAATAGGTTAAAAGCAGGAATTCCAACCCGGGCCGACGAAAAACTTGTGATCTGGGCCAGTCCTTTAGAAATCTATTTGGATGGAACCAACCAGGGCCTGGGCAATTTTGCCGACGGTGAAGGCCCTGTGGCATTAAACAACTATATACCAACCGACGCCAGAGCCACCCAAGTGATACCAGTATTTGTAACTGATCTGCCGGTGGATTTTGAAAACAGTGTGGCCGAACAGATGCGACTGCGTCGGAACTTTGGCATAGGATATGACAGCGTGGGCACTGTAACCGGCACTGCTGGCTCATGGTATTTGATCACCAGCACGAATCTTGATGCAGATGCTGATTGGAGCCAGGCCAACGCAGGCAACACTTCCGGCGCAGGTCTGGATGCTTCATGGCTGATACAGGCTGTGTACAATGGCAGTTTTTATTTGGCCAGTGCCCGAGCACTGGATTATTACTTTGGCAGTGTAATACAGACACGATTCTTTTTTACCACTGACCAGCAGGTTTACGACAGTCGTACTGGGACCACCATCAGTGATTTTATCAACGTGGTAAAAACCAACAGCCGTCCTGATTCGTCTGTGCCTTTAGGATCCGATATCATCACAAAGATTATTGCACAACCTATACAGATTGATGGACTGGTAGATGACTACCAAGTTCTTGTGTCGTTCCAAGACCGCGACAATGATGGAGTTCCAGACAATCCAGATTTTTTCTCTGACATAGTTGGCACTGTTCCGGCTACTGCCACAGCATCCAGTCCATGGGTGTTCCTACAGCAAATTGTAGACTTTGACGATTTGCAAAGGTACGTGTTGATAGAATCTGGATTGGTCAACAGTGAGTATGCAAATCTGGATGCTATTGAACTGGACAAGGCCCAATACACAGCCGGCCAGATATTTTATGCCTACACCACAAATCTGTTTTATCGTTTGGACATATCATCCACCACAGGAGTTCGCACGCTGGTTATCACAGATGACTACATAGCACGGAATGGTCGTCAAAATCTCATGTTTCAATACCGGCACAACAGCCCCTTGTCCAATCGAATTGATCCCGGCACCAGCAACATAATTGATGTGTATGTGGTCACTAACGAATACAACACTGCCTATCAAAATTACATCAGAGACATTACAGGACGAGTAGCAGAACCAGCTGTGCCCACCATGGACTATCTGACCACCACCTATGGTGGCCTGCAAGAATTCAAAATGATCAGTGACACAATGATCCTCAACAGTGTGGATTTTCAACCATTGTTTGGCGCCAAAGCAGATCCTTCTCTACGTGCCTCTATCAAGGTAATACGTGCAGCCAACAGTGTGGCCAGTACCAGTGAAATCAAAAATCTAGTTGTGCAGAATCTCAACAACTATTTCAGTTTAGATGTGTTTGATTTTGGGGATACATTTTATTTTTCAGAACTGTCTGCATATCTACACGACAACATGGCCGGCGTAATCAGCAGTGTTGTTCTGGTTCCTCTAGATCCAGAACGTTCATTTGGTGATCTGTATGAGATACGTTGTGCACCTAATCAAATCTTTGTAAATGCTGCCACAGTGGCCAACATAGATGTAATTACCGCTTTGACCAGTACAAATTTACGTACAACTGCTCCAGTGTCAGGATTAGATCCTGTGATCAGTCAAAATAACTTTGGCTACAACTCTAACAATACCAACAACAGTGGTAGCAGTGGTAGCAGTGGTGGCAGCAGTGGTGGAGGTGGTTACTAGATGGCACGCACCAGATCTGTAGATTTTTTACCAGAAATCTTTCAAACTTCAACCAATCGCCAGGTACTAAGTGCCACACTAGATCAACTGGTACAAGAACCCAAGTTTAAACGCATACAAGGCTTTGTGGGCCGTCGTATTGGCCCAGGAGTCAATCCCAACGACAAATACATCAGCGAATCCACCAACAGTCGTGTCAACTATCAGCTTGAGCCGGGGGTAGTGTTTAAGTCTGCTGACAACACCAACCGTATACAAGACGCCATCACTTATCCAGGCATTACCGATGCATTGCAACTGCAAGGAGC